GGAAACGGGTTGCAGTAGATGAAGATGGAAGAGTGCATGCTTTCACAAATAAGGCGTGTATAAAGGATATTATGAATGAGTGGTATTGCATGGGTCAATCTATGACAATTGGTCAACTTCCATCCTATATGCTCATAGACGGCAAGTATCCTGAATGGAAAAACTCACTGCGAAAAGCACGACATTATAAAGGGGAGGAATGAGATGATATGGCAAACAGTTAAAGAGTGGGAAAAAATTAATCAAAAAGATTATCCTGAATGGGCTTGTGTGTGGCATTATGATGCTTACGGAGAATGTTGGGAATCCATTTATTGGTGTGAAATAAAAGATTATTATGAGCAGGAGAGAAAACAAAAAAAGGGTAATGCATTATGGGATTATCCATCTGAACCTATGGTATGCGATCCTACTTTATCAGCCCCTAAATGGGGCGATGGTATGTCTTTAAAGAGAAAGGAGGAATTAGATGGATAAAAAATACTGTAAATGGACAGAGAAATCTAATATAGATACACGTATTAGAAGATTTCAAACAGGCTGTAAATATACACATCATTTCATAGGGATGCTGCATAATGTAATATGCCCTTATTGTAGCAAAGAAATAAAATTAATTAAGGGAGAAATGAGATGATAAGATATGAAATGACACATAGATTAGGAGAAGCCCCTGTACCTATTGAATCAGAGAATGGTGAATGGGTGCAGTATGAAGATGTAAAAAATAATTTGATTACCTGGCATCCTGTGAGTGAGGGACTACCGGAAAGAGAAGGTGTGTTTATTGTAACATTAAAGAATCAGTGTACAGATACTGAATTATGTGTTACAACTTTAAGATGTGATAAAAGGGGTTTTTGGGGTTATGGAACAGAATATTATGAGCAGATAGATTATACACCGATAGTCACAGCATGGGCTGAAATGCCTAAACCCTGGGAGGGACAATGAAACTAATATGGGTAAAAACAGAATTCAAACTAATCGACGGCAAGTTTATCAGGTACTTTAAAACCCGCCAAGAGGCACGTGATTATATGGAGCTGTACAGTCAGCAAAAAAAGGAGGCTGTAAAATGTCCACTAATTTGAGGCACTTTATAATTACACTCATTGCAATGACAGTATTCTGTGTAGCGCACTCACTTGTGCTCAATCCTAAAGTGTCAATACAAAATGCGGGTGTTATCCTGGCTATAGTGTCCAGTGTGGGGATAGTACTGTATGCTATGGCATTTATTTTAGTTTAACTATTGACAGGTAAAGGAATATATGATACAATAAGTGAACATGTGCAGCCTGATCACTGCATTGTGTAGAAAAATGACCTGTTTTAGTTTACTCCTGATCAGCACCTAGACGGTGGGGGTAAATGATGACAGGTCTTTTTATTGCAGTAATGCGAGGGGAAAATAATGTCTGATAAAACAAGAATGTACGAGGGATATATTCACAGTAATGGTCAATTACAAATGAAATGTATAGATTTCACTGGTCCAAATGTAGATAGAAGTAGCCCGTATGTAAAAAAATATTTAGGGATAATCGAAAGTGAAACGTGGAATGATGCAGAAAAATATTTTATGCAAAAGAACAAAGAGGGGAAAAATGAATATTACTGCAATGATATTAATTAGCAAAATGGTTATACCATTATTTTTAATTATCATTATTGTAGTATTAATTATAAATAGTTAAGTCCGGGTGGCTGAATAGGTAAAGCATAGCTGGCGCGACACGGGATATAAATGCTTGATGGATGTGTTCAAGTATCCGCCCCCACAGTTATGATTTCACAAATCAATGCAGGGCGCAAATCCCTGCCCCGGACAATTGATGAGCCTAAAAGCAGTCGCTTAGTGGTGAAGTAATAGGGCAATAGCACTTTGAACGGCTAACGCACGCAGTGCAAAAAGTACTGAAACCACTTACCGAGCCGTCGGGGAATCAGGCGGCACCCCTTCGGGGGAAGGAGTAGACAGATGATTAAAGTTACAGAAAAGAATGAGAGAGCAAAAAGCGAAATTACTTACCCATGTTTAGGGACATATCCAGGCGTACAATCAATTATATTATTTACAGAAGAAAAAAGTGGAACAGCTATAACAGCTTATATGCAATATAATATAGGGTATCATTCCAACAATTGGAATCCAGCATGGGAATTATATACAGGTGAAATTACATTATCAAACGAGGAGGCATAAGATGGATATTAACAACGTTACATTAATCGGGAGACTCACAAAAGACCCCGATACGAGGTACAGCGCAGACGGCAAGGCAATAGCTAAAATAGGCGTAGCAGTAAATGGCTACAAAAAAGAAGATGTGAACTTTATCACTTGTACAGCATTCGGCCTTTGATGAAGCTGGAATACCGTTTTAATCAGGAGGCAATAGAATGAATCAAAAGGAATTGTTGCATAAATTAAACACATTTGTGATTGAACATCCTGAGTATGAAATACACTTCTTAGTAAATTCTGATGAATTAAGTGACTACACTTGGACAGCTCATCAAATGCAAAAAGTAGAATTAGGGTATTGGTATGTCCATGATGAAACTGTATTTACAAACCCTGATGATTACATAGAAGTTTTAATGGATGAGTGTGAAGATATCACAGAAGATGAAGGCGAGATAATGGCTTATGATAAAATGGATAAGTGTATTTTGGTATACACTGGAGCATAGGAGGCATTTGAATGATTATGACAGAACAAGAAATATCAGAAAGAAACGAAGAGTTAAAAATTAAATCCAATAAAATAGAAAAAGACCAGATTATAGAAATTAAAACAACTGGTAGAATTAGAGGGAAGTTAAGCGGTATTAAGGAGAGACTAAAATGACAAAACAAGAGGCACTGGAAAGAATCGAAGAGCTAAAAAGGTTTATTGAGCAGGATGACACTAAAGGAAAGTTGTGTATTGGTCAATGGGTTATGCAGTTTGATAATAGGGAAATTGCGTATAAAATCATGGATGACAAAGAGGTGGAACAATATAATAATAACAAACTTGTAACCCTCAAAGATTTTATCTGGAATCTTGCTCCCGATGATGCTGCGGGTTATGCGGTGGATAATGATGGAGGACTTTATTTTTATACAGAAAAACCAGAAGAAGAAGGTGGATTTTATGCCGGTATACACGCATGTAACAATAACGATGATATATATAAAATATACACACCCGAAACAATAGAAATGGCTAAAGACTGGCAGAATTCCTGGACTCCACGACCGGACGGTGAATAATGGCAGCTTATAACTGGGAGATAGTATCAAATAAGCTGATTGATGCTGACACTGAGAACAAGATATTGAGCATGACACGATATAGTCAGGCAGTCGAGAAAGAGAACAAGCTGAATACAAAGCAGATTGCAGAATTATTTAACATCGACATGGAAGTTATAGTGATACTTGACAGAGCCTGGCAGAATGCAACAACAAGCTTGTTCACTGATAAGCAGCTAAAGGAATATGTAAAAAGTTTAGGAGTGACACAATGATTGGAAAAATAAATAAATATGGTTATTTAGAGCTAAAGCGTGGTAAAGAGTGGGAAGATCAATTATGTCCATACACAGAAGATGCACATTGCGGGGACCATTGCCCACTATTAAATGAGCCGAAAAATAAAATCATGAGTTTTTCAGACAGTCATCAAAGGGAATACACTGAGCTTAAAATTTGTAATGGACAGCAATTTAATATGGAATTGAAAATAATAGAATAAATTAGGAGGTGATAGAATGATAGGATTAATAATAATAGGGGTTTTGTTGGTATTGAGTGTAGTGTTAATTGTAATACACCGGAACACTAAATATGATGTGGAAGATATAGGCACAGTGATTATGATTATATTTGCTGTAATATTAGTCGCTTGGAGTTTAGTATTTGCAATTGAAAGAATAGAATCTACAGAATTATGTAGACAATATCCAGCTAAAAAAGCAATGTTTGAAAATATCGACAGGTCAAAAAATGATGCAACGGCAATGCAGATAAAACTTATTGAGTACAATGAGAAAATTATAAGTGCACAATCTTATAGACAACATTGGAGTTATGGTATATACTATAATCCTAAAGTGATGGAATTGAAAATCATAAATCACAAATAATTATGTTTTAGTGTATTGGGATGACCAAAGTACAAAGGTAAATACAAGAGGCTTACCACGAGATCAAATGGGAGCAATTGAAATAGCAAAACATGGCATACTGAATAAATAAAAAATGAGAGGTGATTAAATCATGAAGATAACACTTGATTTTAAAAATGTGGTTGGTGAAGATGTGGATATAGACATAGATAATGACAGAGATGCTATGTTACTTTCAGTCTACAAAAATAAAGTTATAAAGCACTTTACCCACGGAGATAGTATGTTATTTATGGGCATGGCAACTGATTTTTTAAATAACCACGAATTAATTCAGAAAATAATAAAGACATATTACATTAGATTGCTTGAATCGTCGCCACGATTAGATCAGGAATAAAATTTCCATTTAGATGCCTCCAATCATCGCAGAGAGTCAGGGAATAAAATCCCTGGCTTTTCTGTTTATAAAGTGTGTAAAAAATAAACAAAATAATACTTGACAAAACTGTGTAAATAGTATACACTACCTTATGAATGTGTATAAGAAATATACAAGCGGAAGGCAGGGAACAGATGCACGGAAACTTGAGGAAGTAAGCCAGAGTACTATCATAGCGCTCTGGCTTATTGCATTTAGGGGGATAGTGTGAGTAAGACAGTAGACAGTGAACACAGGACAAAGCATTATAAGGACATGATAGAACCTAAACTTAAAGATATTGAAAAATGGTGTGATGAAGGTGCTATAGATGTGGAAATAGCAAAGAGGTTAGGAATATCGGTAAAAACACTTTATGAGTATAAAAAATATAGTGAGTTTTTACAGGCGATAAAAAAGGGAAAAGAAAACGCAGATTACAAAGTTGAGAACTCACTATATAAAAGAGCAATGGGTTATAGGGTACTAGAGAAAACTATAATCAGAAATGCAGATGGTGAGATAATCAAAGAACAAATACAAGAAAAGCACATCGCACCTGACACCACAGCACAGATATTCTGGCTTAAAAACAGAATGAGAGAGAATTGGAATGATAAACAACAAATAGACCTGAACGTAATAAACGTAAACATACCAGGGATTACAGACAAAGAGCCTGACAATCCCGATAACTAGGTAATAGGACAATGGGTACAATCACAGTTAATTTTCCTGAGTTGACCACAATCATGAATGACTGTTATATCCCGCTCATAGACTCTAAAGATGAAAACCTTATCTTCTATGGCGGTTATGGATCTGGCAAGTCGTACTTCATTGCTCAAAGATGGGTGATGAATTATCTCCGTTTCCCTGGTCGTAATCTATTAGCAGTAAGAAAAGCTGCTACACATGCAAGGCGGTCAATCTACAATCTATTCAAGCAAATCATATCAGAATGGGATTTATACAGACACTTTGATTTTCGTGAGCAAGAGATGACAGTCATATTTCCCAATGGGAACAGGATAGTAGTAGCAGGAGTCGACGACCCTGAGAACTTGAAATCTATCACACTTCCTAGCGGCGACTTCACGGACGGCTGGGCTGAAGAGGTCACAGAGTTAACATTTGACGAATACACAAAGTTTTCTCTCAGGGTAAGAGGTAAGAACACGCCTGGCGTTTGGTATCAAAAGATAATGAGCTTTAACCCTATATCAATTAGCCACTGGATTAAAAGAGAGTTTTTCGACAATCCCTCTGAGCATGTCGCAGGTAACACAATAGCTATTCATACAACTTATCAAGATAACAAATTTTTGAATGATGATTATAGACGGACTCTTGAGGACTTAAAGAACACTAATCCTGATTTATACATGATCGCTTGTATCGGAGAGTGGGGTACAACTGGTAAACAAATATATGAGAATGTAGATTTTGTTGACTCAATACCAGAAGGACCTAAAAAAGTATACTACGGTATAGATTGGGGATATTCAATCGACCCTGCCTGTATTGTGCGGGTTACTGAGATGGGAGACGATTTCTATTTAGAGTGTATGATATACGAGGAAGGACTTACCAACGATGATTTAGTCAAAATGGGGCTTGCTCTTGGCATTGACCCTTATGCTGAAATATACGCAGACTCAGCAGAACCGAAAAGCATAGAGGAAGCTGCAAGAGCTGGATTTAAGGGAATCAGGGAATGTAGAAAAGGACCTGGAAGCGTAAAGACTGGGATTGACCTATTGAAGAGTTTGAGATTGCACATTGTAAAAGTATTTGAATGGCAATCTGCAAAAAGAGAAAAAGAGATGTATCAATGGAAAAAGGATAGAAACGGGGAATATATGCCGGTACCGATTGACATGTTTAATCACTTCTGGGATGGCGCTAGGTACCCGATATTCACACGGAGACAGGGAACAGGCAGTTTAAAGATGCTGAAATTTTAAGGGGATAATATGAGTACATTAGTAACAACAATAAACCCGAACGGAATAAACACATTTCAATATGAATCTCTTAATGTTTTCTCTCAATCTGAAATGACAGCAGATGAAAATACCGCTGCTATGAATGCTTATGTATCATTGTTCAGTCAGAAACGCACAGAGATAACAAAACGATTAAACAACTATCTGAGATATACAACTGAGAAACTCCCGATTGACGACAAGACCCCGGTCAATGCATTATCAAATAACAACAAAATCAAGAATTCTTATGAGTCTGTCATTGTAGACGGCAAAGTAGGCTACATGTTTGGTGAGCCTGTATCAATCAATCTCAATAAAGATAACTACATGACTGAGAGCGGTGATATTAATCCTGTCTATGATGAACACGTGAAAATGATTAATGATTACAAGATCATGAGCGCATGGGATGATACAAGCGCAGAAATAGGCAAGATGGCAGCTATCACAGGAGTCGGTGCAAAACTGTTATGGATTGATGAAGAGCTTAATGTAAGATCAAAAAAGATTGACCCCTGGGAGTGTGTATGGATTGGAGAGAGTATTGAGGACATTGTTCTGGCTATTAGACAATATCCGATACAGTACATTACAGACACAGGTGATGCAAAAGTAAAGCAGATTTATGAGATATATGATAAAAACTTTTACACTAAGTTTGAGTATGACACTGATAAGAACACTAAGACAGTCAGTGAAACTATTCAACACTTTTTCGGCATTGTGCCGTTAATCCCATTTCCGAACAATGAGGAACGCATAAGCGACTTTGAGAAAATCAAAACTATCATTGACTCTTACAATAACTGTACATCCTACATGGATGATGATAACGAAAATATAGCACGTACTATTCTCAAAATAATGGGCATTGAAGTTGACGACGACATAAGAGAAAAGCTCAGAGAGTCCGGCATACTACAAATGAACTCAATCGGCATGGATAAAGTTGACGCCGAATTTTTGCAGAAGCTTGTACAGACAGACTTCTATAAACTTCTCTTGGACCAAAAGAATGAACAGATATTCAGAATTAGCTCATCTATAGATTGGTACTCCGATAAAATGGTGGGTGATATTTCCGGCATTGCACTTAAAAGGCGAATGCTGCCTATGGAGTCAAAATGTAAAAGCACTGAGAGAAAAATTAATCGGTCAATAATGCAGGAGTTTAAGGGCGTATTCAATATCTGGAAACTACGAAACATTATAATTAATTACATGGACTTATCTATAATCTGGACACGTAACCTGCCTATCGACAAGCTAGAAGAAATTCAATTTCTTACTCAATCTAAAGGTGTTATTTCAAAACAGTCTGCAATGGGAATAAGCCCACTAGTTAGCAATCCAGAAAAAGAGATAGCACAAATGGAAAATGAGGACACGATTGAAGAGATAGACATTGAAGAAGAAGACTTGGAAGATGATAACGAAATAGAAAACGGTGATGATGAATAGGGTGGAAAATAATGTTTTTAAAGACACTAAATTATATTATTTGTAAAAGAATAAAAAGGAAAACACAAGTATTTAAAAAATTAGATATGGACTATATGAAAAAAATATGGGACAATCAGTATAAATGGGAAACAGGAATATATGCAAAAGGTGGAAAGGATAGATTTGACAAAGCAATGATAAATATATTAAATAATAAAAAAGTGATATAACTAATGAGTTTAAGAAAAGATTTTGATAAAGTTGATAAGATAATCGATAGGGTAATAGGACTAGGTGAACGTGGGCTTAAAGCAAATTATAAAGCAGCATTGAAAGAGATTAATAGTCTTATGATGACTGCTTACAGTAAATATGCTAAAGAGGGAGTATTAACTTTTGCTGAAATGCAGAAGTTTAAACGCTATCAGAAGCTTATGAATACAATCACTAAGCAATTAAACGCAATGATGGCAAAAAGCAATAGGGTGATAAAAGGCTACACAAAAGCTGGATTCTCTCAGTCATACTTCAGATACGGTTGGGCAATGGAGAGAAACTTGACAGTAAAGCTTGGCTATAATCTAGCTCCAATAAGAGCAATAAAAGCAAGTGTTAATGAGCTTATCGGCGGGGCTACACTTGAACAGCGATTAGAGATACAGAAAAGAGAAGTCAATATACAGATTAGACAGGAAATTACAAGGGGGCTGACTAGCGGGGACTCATTGCCAAATATGGTAAAGCGTATTAATAATAAAATGAGTGTGTCCCTGGATAACATGAAAACTATTGTCAGGACTGAGACGGCACGTAACGCAAATGCAGGGATATTGGAATCGTACAAAGAGGCAGAAGATGCTGGAGTCGAATTGGTCAAAGTGTGGGTTGCATCCCTGGACACAAGAACCCGCCCCTCACACGGGGTACTAGACGGAGAGAAAGCTAATGAGGACGGCTTATTTGATACTGCATGGGGAATGGTAGAGGGGCCGTATAAAGATGCTCCAGTGGAAGAGGCTGTACATTGCCGATGTAGAACAATAGCAGAGATAGAGGACATGAAGCCTATGCTCAGGAGACAGGAAGGGGAAGTAACTGAAAATATTACCTTCAATGAGTGGAGAGAGCAAAAAGGATTAAAGCAAAATCAGTATGGACAATTATATAAAAGGGAGGCAGCATGAGTTATAGATTGAAAAAAGATATTGTTATTCCAGCAGGCACAATTTTAAATGAAGCGCCTGGAGCAGTTGAAAATTTTGGAGAAGACCATTTTATTGTAGATATTGGATTAACTAATAATACATGCGGTGGGTTCACTTATTGTATTGATGAACTAGAAGAGCTTAATGAATGGTTTGAGGAAGTATAATGAGTTATTTTCAAACGACATGGCCACAATGGGCTGTTATATTTTTATGGATTATTAAGTTTGCTCTTATTGCAAAAGAGAATAAAAAGAATGTGATTATATGGGTTATAAATCTGCTTATGATTATAGGAATGGCAACGTTACTATATTTCGGCGGGTTTTGGAAAGTGTTGTAAAATCCCTTGAATGGATGACCGACCGGAAGAGGGAAATGTAAATCACTGCCTGGCACGTACAGACAGGGAAATAGGAGTAAAAGAGATGGCTATTACAATCGATGAAGTGAAAAGTTTTCTAACTGAAAATGCAACGGATGAAACTGTTAAAGGGTTTGTGTCTGAATTATCAAAGCCTAGTTTTGAGAGTGTTAGTGCATTTATTGAAACCGAAGAGGGTAAGAAATTAATGCAACCGATGTTTGATAGACGGGTAACTCAGGGCATAGACAGCTATAAACAGAATCATGGTGCAAAGACTCAGACTGAAATCAATGAAATGCTGAAAGCAAAAGAGGAAGAGGTACGTAACAAGTATGCGCCAAAAGAAACACCGGAACAGATCAAGATTAGAGAACTTGAGGAAAGGCTGAATAACTCAGAATTTCAAAAGACTCAAGCTGAATTAAAAAATAATCTGGTATCGGCACTTACTGACAACGGACTCTCTAAAGAATTAGCCGGCTATGTATCGGTACAAAATGTCGATGAAATCCCCGCTAAAATATCAGAGCTAAAAAGCATCATTGATAATCAAGTGAAGCTTGGAATAGAAAGCAAGTTGAGCGGGTCGAGAGTAAAGCCTGGTAATAGTAACATCCCTGCTAATAAGGGAAGTATTGAAACTCTTGAAGCTGAATATAAACAGTTGGCAAGTAAGAAAGGTGATCCTTTCGCAGGAGCTAGAATGATAGCATTGCAAAGGGACATACAGGAACTAAAACAAAAAGGAGAATAATATGGCACAAGTATCTGGACAGGGGACAATTTGGAATCTACCTAATTATAGCGGAATGCTTTATACAGCGGATGCAATACGTACACCGTTTTTCAGTAACATGGGAATGCCTACACGTAAGACTGGAAACTTTGAATTTCCCACCGCATCGTTATATGACCACAGCGCAGCAGCACAGCCTGCTATTACTGAGACCGCATCGTTGACAGCACCCACAGCTACAGAGGCAATCAGAACTCAGGAAAAGAATGTTACTGAAATACACCAGAAAGCCGTAAAACTTTCTTACGTTAAGCAGTCTAACTCTGCAAGACTTTCTGGAATCAATACGGCTGGCGCAACTAATAACGCTGTGTCTGAGATGGACTTTCAGAGATTTGTTAAAATACAGGAAATGGCACGGGACATTGAATACAGCTTTTTAAATGGAGCTTATCAGATATCAACTTCCGCAGCCGTAGCTAATAAGACCCGTGGTATGTTTGAACTTTGCGCAAGTACCACCACTGTGAATGCAGCCGGAGCCGCTATTAGTAAAGTGTTGATAAATTCCTTACTTAAATCAATGGCAGATGCGGGCGCTTATTTTAATGACATGTTCATGTTTGTAAATAGCTTTAACAAACAGGGAATAACTGACATTTATGAATATGTACCTACTGATAGAAATATCGGCGGAGCTAATATTCAGATGATAGAAACAGACTTTGGGCCCATCAGTGTTGTTTACAACCGTTTTGTACCAGCCGCTTCATTAGGTATCTTTGATATGAGTGCAGTCGGTGCAGTAGAGCAGGATGTAAACGGAAAAGGTAACTTCTTTGAAGAGCCTTTAACTAAAAGTGGAGCATCCGATGACGTTATGATCTTTGGGCAGATTGGATTAGATCATGGCCCTGGATTTATGCACGGTAGTATCACATCTTTAGCAACATCATAAGGGGGGTATAATGAGCAAAATATTAAAAAGGGAAGGGATAGCCCCACGGATAAGAGCTGAGATTGCACTCAGAGATAAGGCGTTATCCGGTGATATAGTTATGGTCATTGACCCTGAGACCGTTGCGCCTGTACCTACCGCAGCAGCATGGACAAGAAATGTTAAAATCAGCTTACAGACAGCCGCAGGGGAAGTGCATAATTGGCTTGACCATGCATATGCAACTACCGCAAGTATTGCAAATGACTCCACAGCAGGGACAGCAACTATCCCATCAACTACATTAACACTTGTAAATGGTGAAGCGACTATAGTTGTATCGGGGGATGCAGCAGCCTGGCTTGACACTGAGACAGATACATTGACTATCGGTAATATTACAGTACTTGGCTATACAGTAACAGGCGGAACGTCAGTCGAGACGTTTACAGCTCTATAAGGGGGACAATATGATTTTCAGTAAAGTATTGACTTCCACAGTGTTAGTAGATGATACTTATTCTTTTCGATGGCATGATGCTTGGGGAAGTGTGTCAAAGTATAAATCAGGCGTTAATTTTCCAATTGATGACACAACCGGATATCCGGTAGAGGGAGTATTAACTGTTGTAAGTGCCGGCACAGGTGATTCAATAATTAGTCCTGATGTTACTGGTAATAACTGGGCTAAGATAACTAATGCAGCTAATGAGTATGACGGAGTTAATTATCAGATTAACGGAGAAGCTTTTCTCTTAGCAACTAATAAGCCTTTCTACTTTGGAGCTAGACTGTCAATCAGTGATGCAACACAAAGTGACCTGCTTATTGGACTGGCAGAAACCGACACTACTTTGATGGCAGTTGACACAGCTCATGCTATCGCAGTAGGTGGAGACGGGTTGTTTTTCAGTAAGTTAGATGGTGTAACTTCCACAATAGCTAATGTGTATGATGGCGGGGCAGCCGTTGCATCCGTAGCGTGTGGCACAATGGACACTGACAAGCATACTTATGAGATTTATTTTGACGGTCAATTTGTGAACTTTTATATTGATGGAGTATTACAGACTAAGACAGCCGATAGCCTGCCTAATGCAGCAATGACTCCCAGTATTAACTTTAGAGCAGGGGCAGCCGCTGCTAAGACATGTACTATTGAGTGGATGCGCTGTATTCAGATTTACGCATAAGATTAGCCAGGGTGTAATATCCCTGGCACGTATTTATTTTAGAGGAGAGATAACATGGCAAAAATTACAAAGATAAGCGCAAAGGGTAAAGAGACTTTAGCAACTAATGACGCTGAAATCAAAGAGGTACTTGATAGCATAGAGCCTGAGATTATAATCAAAGAACCTGTGATCGCTGAATTGACAGACTCAGAGAAAGAAGCGGATAAACAAGCAGAACTTGCACGGGAAGAGATTAAAGCAAAATTAGAATCTGGTAGTGTTACTTTTTCAGGTCCTAAAAATGGTATTGTCTGGTATCAGGGAAAAGGGAAAATCAAATTTGTCAATGGCGAATACACTACTAGCGATAAAGAAATAATTAAGTTTATGGAAAAATACGATTATAAAAGGAAACAAAAATGAGTGTAAACAGACAGACTGAAATATCAGAATTAGAAATAGGTAATGTAGAAAAAGACATTATACAAGACACTAATGCTCATGCCGGAACATGGCGCAAAATATATATAATCACTAATACAGTGTTTACTACTTTGACAGACTCAAAACTGAAAACAGGAGCTTACACAGTAGTGACCTTTGCAGCCGGACAAATATTATACGGTGATTTTTCTGTTATTCAATTAGCATCAGGTGCGGTAATCGCTTACAGATAGGAGGTGATAAATGCATAAAGAAGCGCAAGTTTTAGAGCAATATCATTATGGCAATACCGGAGGCTTAGTTATTTTGACAGCAGACCAACATGATATACATCAGGGTAGGATGTTTAGAGCAACTATTGTCACAGGTGAAATAGCAGCAGGTGATGAGATAAATATTAGCCTTAAAACACCGGATAGCGGACATGTGCATTTAAGACCCGTTTCAATATCATCGACCGAAAACATATTAGAATTATCACTCATTGAATCTGACGGTGTACCTGGAGGCGGCAATGCTGTCCCAGTTTATAACATGAATAGACATATTACAGACTTGGGGAAATTAGAAATTAAATTTAATGTTACTCATTTAGGTGGTGTTTATTTAGAGCAGATTATATCAGGCACAAATGGCGGGCAAACTACACGAAACGGCGGAGAGTCTAACAACAGATATAATGAGTACATATTGAAAGAAAATAATTACTATATCTTGAAAGTGAAAAATATAGGCACAATAGCCGGCACAACCGGATATATAAATATGCAGTGGGTTGAATATGAAATTTAGAGGTAAGCATGAGCATTAACAGACAGACAGAGATAATGGAGCAAGAGCAAGAAGGATTAACAAAATATAAAGGTATTATTAGCTCAGATCATGCGTATATACATCAGGGTAAAGCCTTCACTGCTATCATTAATACCGGCTCAATAGATGCCGCTTATGATATCGGTTTTCACACTCCTACTCTTAACGATGGAAAATTCATACATTGGAGACCTACATTAATATCTATTAGTGCGGATTATGTAGATTATGGATTATATGAAAATAACGCATATACAGACGGCTCAGCAGTCACTCCGTTTAATCGCAATAGAAATTTAAAATCTACTCACTTAACAAAAATGACAAATATTGTAAAAGGTGCGACTGCAACACCTGCAGGAATACTTATACAAAGTTTAGGTGTAGGGTCGACAGGAGTACCAACGGCAAAATCAGGTGGTGATACTGGTGCTGAAAATGAAATAGTATTATTACCTGACACCGATTATGTAATCACATTAACACCGACAGGGGCAACCACTGTTATTATAGAGCTATTTTGGTACGAGGAAGAGGGATATAAGGGGTAAGTATGATAAGAGCAAATAGGGGGATGATATGGCAGTCGTAACATTGGCAGAAGTCAAAACATTGAAGCAGATAACAGTATCAACTTATGATACATTAATAACTACACTTATTCCCATTGTGCAGAATGAGATTAACGACATATGCCATAATTATTTTCTATCCAGCTCAGTGGAATATGAAGCCGACACTATTGCATTTCTGGACACTGACCCTGATACAATTACAGATAGTGCAGAATTATTTGTTGACTCAAATTTTGCAGATGGCATGGAAATATATGTATCTGGAAGTATCAATAATGATGGCTATTATACAGTAGACACAGCAGCAGCCGGAACGCTTACACTAGCATCGGCTAACACATTGATCGCAGAAGCGGCAGGGGAAACGATTACAATTAACAGGGTTATATGGCCTCAGGCGTTAAAACTTGTCTCTGCGAATATGATATGGCAGCAAGTCAGCAGAGGTCAAAACCCTGGCTTTAAATCTGAGCGGTTGGGTGATTATTCTTACACACTAGACACCGGGTCTGGATCTGGCGGGTTTGCTGGATATAGTGCGGAATCGATTGCAGGACTCAGACCTTATATTAAGGTGGTCTACAAATGAATATTTCCCACCTGTACAATACAACCGTGATAATTGAACGAGACACATTGACTCAAGGCACATCAGGAGAAGCCGTACACACATGGGCTACATTTGCAACCGTGAAAGCGGCACTAAGACAAATAACAGGTGATGAGAGAATATTAAATAATAGGGACTCTGTAATTTCTACACATAGGTTGTATATTGATACACTGGCAATCACAGAAAAAGACCGTGTAAATATTAGTAGTGTTATATATCAGATAGTGAATGTGAACCCTATGCAGATTAATAATAATTTCATGCAGTTAGATTTAAGGATTGTGAAATGAGCAAGTACAGTTATAGCGGTCAAGGTTTTGAGATAAAAACAAATTTCTCATTCAAAGATATTGAGACAGCCGGAAAGCCGGCCGCCAAGAAATCTATAACTAAACTTGCTATAGCAATAGAGGGGCAAGCTGTATTATTATCACCATGGAAAGAAGGACGATTAAGGGACAGTATAACATATTCAATTGAAGGGCAAACAAGTGATACAAAGGGAAAAGCTCAGGCAGGGGACGGCGTGCACACAAGTTTAGAACCTCTAACAGCTGTAATAGGTACTAATGTAGAATATGCCCCTTATCAAGAGTTTGGAACTTCAAGACAGGGTTATGCGCAGCCATTTCTAAGACCTGCATTTGATTTGATGACAGGCTCAAGAACTAAAAGAGAAGTCAGTCAAGCCATGAATGAAGAACTAAGAAAAAAGGGGATTAAATCAAAATGAATATAAGAGACGTTATTTATTCAACCCTTAAAAATGACTCGGTAGTAGGACCTGCCGTATTATCAGGCTCTATATACAAAATATGCCCTATTCCTTTTGTACAACAATATACAGCCCCTTATATTACTTATCAACAAATTGGTGAACCTATTGGAAATGTACCACAGGCAAAAATCCCCCGTTTTCAAATATCTGTATTTCATACCACAGCCGTACTTGCTGACAGCTTAGCCGAAAGTGTAAGGCTTGCTATGATGGGGATTAATGGAGATTATACAGGGATATCAGTAGCCTATGCGCAATTTGAAAATAAGATTGAGCTTTATGAAGAGTTAGCAAAAATAAATTATTTTGTTTTAGATTACAGAATATTATATAAGGAGTCTTAAAAATGTTTGATGAAAAAAAGATGGAAATTGAGATAGAAGATAAGCAGGAAAAAAAGGCTTTTAAGAAAAAATCTGAGTCTGTACGGTCACAGACTTATGTTATCAAAGGATCTAAAAAGATGCTTGGTAATGAGACTATAATCTTGAAATATGACTTTTTACCTGTTAAATCCTTCAAGTTACCTGCAGCCCTCACGGTCGAGTTAAGCAGGGAGCAGTATGATATTCTCAAAAGTAATCCATCAATAATTTTAGAGAAGGAGTAAAATAATGGCACAAGACATAACACAAGTTGAACTCGGTGCGGGTAGGATGTTTAGAGATGTCGGCGGAGTGTGGGTCGATTTGGGTTACACTATCGAAGGCACCACATTTAATTATGCGGCTACTTTAAGAGACCAGGTGTTAGACCAGACAGGCACAGAACCAGCCTATAAAACTTTGCAGGGAGAAACAGCAAGTCTTGAATTTACGCTTGTACAAAAAGACACCCTTGCAATGCAGACAGCTTTTCCATATTCCAATACTTACGCATCAGGAGATGCAAGAGCCTACGGATTTGGTGTTAATCCTGGACTGAAATCAAACAGCACTGACATTGCAGCTAAGTATAAATTTCACCCTATTAACGCATTAGGTACAAGTCGTACAGACGATTTAGACGAAAAAGGCGACGACATTATATTCTGGACAGCAACCGGATCCGGAGAAGTAAACCGTGAGTATAGTAATGATGCTGAAAGAGCCTTAAACGTTGTATTGATGGCCAACAGAGACACAAGCAGAACTACCGACCAGCTCGGTATTATCGGCGATGAGGATTTGATTACTACTCAAGTCGCTCCTACTATCCTGGGTACATATCCTTCTAATACTGACACTGATATTGCTGTAACTGATAACATTGAAATTGCAGTATCTCAGCAGTTACTCGGAGGCGTGCTGAATGGTGATGCTGAACTGTATGCAGCTAATGTTAAAATTGCATCGGCTGTGACCTATGCCGACAATCTTAGCGGTACAGCTCAGAGCGCAACTGCCACAACTATAGTACTGGAAGCTGCTCAGACCACATTGCCAAATGATGCATTGAATGGACTGTATATCAAGATTGTATCCGGAACCGGCTCAGGCTCAGACTTAGTAGCTATTACTGATTATGTGAAAGCCACATTAACAGCGACAGTGGCAGCATGGGCAAACGGTACACCTGATAATACCTCGGTGTATGAGATTTACGGCGGGTTTATTACTATTAACCCCACAGCTTCACTTGACGCATCAACTGTTTATCAGATTGTTGTTGCTCATGTACAGGCAGAGAATACTCTGTATTTAGCTGACCCTGTATTGGCATCGTTTACGACCGCAGCATAAATTAAGCCGGGTGTAATGCCCGGCATGTTTTTTTAAGGAATTATTTATGAATGAATTTAAATCTTTTTCCCGTAACAAGCTTATAAGAATATCGCATAAAAGATATGTCTCTGTGAAAGTATTAAACATCGGGGAATCAATTATATTCAATTCTAATTTTGTAGAATGGAAAAAATGCGAACTCATTGAGATAAAATATAAAGTGATGATTAGAGGACGTGAAAAAAGAAAGTTTAGAAAGCAACACATGGAAAATGTAAGAGGCTTAAAAAAATATTTAGTGAGTGAATTGATCGATATAGCTCTGGAAAAGAAGCCACGCTATTTAAATAAAAAAGACATTGATTATATTATTAGTGAAACTATGGCAATAAACAAACAAGAAGATAGTGAAAAAGATAAAAAACCTAGTGGTAAAAAATCAAAGGTTGTTGAAAATCCTATACAGGAATTGATTGGTAAAATAGTTATAAATACAGGTTGGACAAAAAAAGATATCTTTGAGTTATACCCAGACGAACTAATGTTAATCATGGAATCAATCAACAATGCAGAAGATCTAAAATTCATAGAACTTGAAATAATGACCTTGAATGCATCAAATCCTACTAAGGAATATTTGAATAAGTTGAAAGGCAAATTAAGAGCAGTACAATCGGGTGTAAAGAAAGGGCAACCGTTTAGAGATGAGGAAGCCTGGCAGAAATTAAAACATGGGGGCTTGTAATGGGAATTACTGTCAATGAATTAGACGTCGTGCTAAAAGCCCAAACAGGACAATATGAGCAGGGAATAAGAAAAGCCGCCTCAAGTACTTCCACATTTGGCAGAAGTGCAGGGAAATCTTTTGCACTAGTAACCGCAGCCGTACAGGGTTTAGGATTTCTTATAGGTAAAGTTATCAATCAGATAGGGGCATCAATCAAAGGGGCAATCAAACAGAGAAAGGCTTTTTTAGGTCTTGCCCAAGGTCTCAGGAATACAGGAGATGCAACAAAAGAAACATTAAACGAATTCAAAAGCCTTACAGCAGAATTACAAGCTAAAACTGGAGTCGGTGATGAACTACAATTTCAGGCAGCAAGGGTATTAACTACATTCAAATTAAGTGGAAAAGAAATACAAGCAGCATTGCCGGCACTGTTAGACATACAAGCTGTGGTCGGTGACATGGACGGAGACTTGACTAGTTTAGCTAATCAATTTGGAAAGGTATTGGCAGAACCGGAAAAGTTTGCCTCCTCAATGGCCAGACAAGGGATTATAATCAATAAAGAATTGCTAAAAGGCAAAACAATCGAACAGCAAAGAGCAATTATACTGAAAGAAATTAAAGAGCAATACGGCGGGCAAGCAGAAGCGATTAATAAAGCTACTTTTGGAATTGCTAACTTAAAAGCTACTATCGGGGATTTACAAGAGACTTTCGGGGAAGGTTTGCTGGAAGGTTTAGAGCCTTTTATTAAAGGTTTGCAGGCTATATTAAACTCAGGTGATGGATTTAAAAAATTTGGCTTAGTAGTAGGTAAATCAGTAGCTATAATTGGACAAATAGCATTAGTAGCTGTTCAGGGTATTAGTCAATTGATTAATGCATTCAAAGAGGCTCAAGCAATAATATCAGGAAAAAGCAAAGGTAATGTATTACAATTACAAAAAGAATTGCTGAAAGTACAAGAAGATTATTTTAAATTTGAACAAGGAAATAAGGGTGTAAGTGGAGATAAAAAAATAGGCTCTTTGAGTAAAGAGGGAGAGATAACTGTAAGAACTGTTAAACAAGTCAGAGAAGCTTTTATAAATAAAATTAATATAATGACAAAAGAACAAGATAAATTACTTGGAAAAATGAACGGTAAAGTAAATTCATCGGCTGAATCATTGAGACTACTTAATGAAATGATTAAAGACTTTGGCAATGATCCTAGCGATGGAGATGTTTTGGATTTATTCGACTCAGTAAGTGATAAAACAATTAAAATAAATGAAAACGTAAGCGATTTAAATGAAGAAATTAAAGAAGTAGAATATTCTGCCGATGAGCTTTTAGGTATATTCGCTGATTTAGCATCAGAAATGTTGGGCGGCAATAAAGAGGCTAAAATATTAGTAGACACGATAAGCGGATTATTAAAATCTATAGTCACAGGTAATGTCCTTGGCATAATAACTACATTAATATCAGGTATTGTATCTTACTTCTCTTCTTTGCAGGATAGTACTGATGAAGTAGCTGATCAGGTCGGTTTATGGGAATCACTCAAAGACAACATATCACTAGTGAATGATAAACTTACAGCAACATCGGCTTTAATGTCTGCATTTAGAGGAGACGAAGAACAGATATTAAGACTCACAGAAAAACAGTTAAAAATATATGAAAAACAGAATAAACTATTAGTAAGTCGATTGCAAATAGATAAAGGCGCAGCACAAAAGAATATTGACTATTTGCAAAGATTAAATAAATTATCTCAAGGAAATATAGAATATTTAGAGTCAATTAACATTTTAGGTGTTAATAATAAAAATATACGGGCAATTAAAAGAGAGATTAAAGCACGTGAAACTTTGATAGAACAAAACCAGAAATTATTAGATAGCGCTGCTGGAATAACAGAAGCCACAGAATTAAATGCCGATGGCACTATTAAAAACCTTGAGGCTTTTGAGAAATTACTTGATGCAGAAAATGATCCAGATCGCAGGTCTGTACTGCAAGAAATACTAGACAACAATAATTTAATCCTGGACTCCAAAGAAAAAGAGCTGGAAGTGGAAGAGACTATAAACGATGCTATTAAAGAGCGGATTAGATTGACACGTGAGCTTGCCGGATTTGTTGACGTTCAAAATGTGAGTAGACAACGACAGATAGAAAATGAGTTAAGAGCCTCTGGACTATCTGGATCCGCACTTAATACAGAATTACAAAGTGCCGGGGTAGTGGGGGGCAGTGTGGGCGATAGCATCGGCACAATAATTAATAGTTACTACATAACGACTGCGGATAACATCGCAGATGCAAACGATTAAGGAGAGATAGAATGGCAACTGTACACGGATTTGACGTTAACAGCACTACGATAGCAAAAGCATGGAATGTGAAACGGTCTGACTTTTTGACAAGAGAATTAAGAACTACAAACAATCAAATACAAAACTACATTAATGATCTTATTACAGATGGATATAGTTTAGTTGATGCGCCGGCAAATGGAACAATTAATCTTACTGCATTATCAAATTCAGCGCATAAATATCTTGTAGTATGGCAAACAAATAGCCCAACAAATACACTTAATGTTACTCTTTCAGAAACCATGACAGATACAGGCGGGTCAATTATAACTAATAATGGACATGTAATTATCTTAGGTGTAAAACTCAATGCTGAATATGTGGTAACTGATTATGATTTATCACTAACTATTGTGTTTGATACGGCAGGGGATTATGGCCACATCTTGCTATTAAAAAACGTTAATTATTTTAGCTCAGGCACTTTAAGTGCTGTAAAATTAGATTGGATTAACAGCACAATAAATGCGAATGACCACACGGTAGGTGGTGCAGTATCTAACTGGCAGATTGATAATACAATAATTCATGCATCAGGAGTATTTTCTTTTACTTATACAGAATCATTAACAATGAATAATAATAGATATGAAGTAGATCAACGTCTTGATCATACAGTGGACACTACGCACATATTGACATTTACAAATTGTATATTCAGTCCTGAAATAGTAATAGGTGATTTAAATAGTGATTATAGATTTATTGATGGTGGTACAGGAACAAATTATATAAATTTTAATAATTCTTTAGTAGAAAATATGATATTAGTTTGTACAAGTCAAACAAATGAAGGGTCAATTATATATTATAATAATATTACTCCTAGTTTTAATAGCAGTTCAAATTATAATATTAAATCATCTAATAATAATAGGCATACATTTTTACCTAAAGATGTGACAGAATGGACTATACCAATTATCGACATAATAAATAATGCTAATTATAGCTCTGTGGACGTCCGGAAAACAACTGTACTGGAAAATATTAGAGTGGCAGGTAATGAATTTAATCGCCGCTATTATGTTTTGGATTTTGGCAGAATGGTAAATGTTGACAGGTCAATGAAAACTATGTTTGCTCAAGAGCAAGCATTATTTGTAATCAAAAGAGATGACATTAATACTGATTTAGTGACTACGGGAAAAGTAGTTAATAATCTATCTCTGTATGACTCAGACGGGACAACACTATTTGACTATCGAAATAATGAAAATTTCTTTTTAGTTTTGCAGGACTCAGACGATAATTATAGCGTTGTCGGCTGGTGGGGTGGCTTATTGTACCCTACTGTATTTGCCGATTACTACGATAACAGAGAATACGCAATAATTACAGCCTTTCAAATATTGGAGCCTCCTGCGAATAACTCATGGAGAAATGCGCCCACAGACGGGGATTATGATAACTATAATGCTAATATTGAACATAGCAATCAATATCAGGACATGACAAGCATATTTATTGACAGAAATGCATAGGGGGCAAAATGTTTATTTGTTTTGAAGTTGAAAAAGTAAAGCAATCAAAAAATAGACTACTTAAAGAGCAGGTATTTTATCAAATTCCCGATACTAATCAAACAGAGGTCGAGGGTATTGAGAATGATGGCGACACTGGGATATACACTAAGCTCTATGAGCAAGACCAATTAACGCCACGGAAACTTGAGAATAAAAGCGTGTTCACTAAAGTGCCTCAATATCTTGGCAGTTTTCCACTCACAGGGACACTAAAATCTATTGCAGACATGGAGACATTGACAGGGATAAACATAGAGCAGAATTTTGTTAATACCGATGACTTCCACATAAGAGCTGAAAAGTACACTGATATCTTATCATCGTTTTGGTACACTGTATTCACTTCTAGCGGGCTTGAATTTATCACTCCGGATGCAAGCGGGGCGGATAAAGGACAGGTGTTCAAAGATGACATTATCTCCAGTGTTCAAACTGACAAGATTTTCAACTACACCGGGGAAACTGGAGCTGACATATTAATTAGTGCCAGTTCGGGCGTACTGCCTGAGCTAATTACAGACGTTTATAAAAATATGGCGGTATCAAAAGAAATATCCAGAAATAATTATATTATATTCCGGTCCAATGAAATCATGGAGCCTGGAGATTATGTCCGATTGTATGAGTCAGTCCGGTATTATAACGGAACTGCTTATCAGTATGAAACTAGGCATATCGTATTATCAGGTCGTAAAATTGACGCAATGACTTATGAATATACGGCTGTTTTAGTAGTCTCATTTGATGCTACATACGTTGGTGCAGATGTTACGCCTGAAAGGATACTTGTGGGTGGCACAGCGAGAACAATTATTGATGCCTGGCAAGATAGCGGGGTTATTTATGCAAATAATGTAGCGGCAGGAACTGTTATTATATTTGACCAAGAGGTCACAGATACCAATTCCGAGTATAATCCAGCTACAGGGGTGTTTACGCCAAATGCAACAAAACTAGTATCTATATCCGCAAAATTAAGTTTTAATTCTGTTGTTGACCAAAAAGTGATAAGATTAACGTTATGTAATGGTGCGACTGGCGCAATACTAACCGTATCCGATCAATACGCAAGTGGGACTGTACACCATGCAGTTTTTAAAGAGGTTTATAAAGTCGAATTGGGTACAACATACGCAATTAGAATCAGACAGATAAATGGTAAAAGTATTACCAGTTACAATCCAGGAACAGACCCATATTTTAACCAGTTGTTAATATATGAATTATTATAATGACATAGTATATTCAAATATAATATAGGGGTTTATAAATGGCACAGGATAACAATGAGCTAAATTTAATTTTATCGAAAATACAAGATACTAATAGTAAAATTGATGATTTGTCTAGCTACGTAAAAAATAATTTTCAAGAGCTGTATGGTAAACACGATAAACTCACTGATAAAATAAGCAATCTAGTGACAAAATATGAATTGCTTAAAATGGAGCTGGATAATCATAAAGCCGATGAAAAAGAGAGTATTAAAAAACAGGGTGAGCGCATCGGGGCTATAGAGGGAAATTCAGTGCTTAAAAATGACGACCGTTTTAAATGGCTCAAACAATTGATTACTACAATGGCTATAGTGTTGACATCATTAGGCATATTGATCGCAGCCGGATATAAATTATTTTTATCAATGGGAGTTATAAAATGAAAAAACTTGAGAGTAAAAAATTTATGATAGTTTTGCTAGTCATCGGAATTTTGACGCTATTGATTATAATGAGCTTTATACTTTCAAACAGCACTAAGATAGCAGATAAAGTATATGGATTTGTTTCAATGGCTCAGAGCATCGGGCTAGTGCTAGCGGGTGGAATTGTAACCTATTTTATCGGTCAATCCTATATTGACGGTCGAAAAGAGTACAAAAATATAGTAAAAATTGACGATAACAAATAGAGTTAAATGTATATATAGCAGTAACATAGATTTGCCATACAGAGGCTTATTTTATCGCTATATGTATAAATACAGTATTTAAAGCAAAATAGAGGCTTGTAGGGCAATAAATAGAGGAGTATAAAGATGCCAGGTTTTTCAAAGTTAAGTAGAAGTAGACTAATGACATGTCACCCTGACTTGATAACAATAGCAGAAACAGCTATAAAATATTATGACTTCTCAGTGATATGCGGTAAGAGGGAAAAAATAGAACAGGAAGCTGCTTACAAAAAAGGCTACTCAAAACTGCATTATCCAGACTCCCGGCATAATCAATCAGTGATAATGAAAGACGACTCTATAAGCGATGCTATGGACTTAGCTCCATATAGCAATAAATTAAAAGCGGTCGACTGGGATAATTTAGAGGCCTTTAGATTTTTAGGCGGGTTGATAATTGGCATATCAGAAATGCTATACTCAGAAGGAAAAATACACCACCGTGTAAGATGGGGCGGGGACTGGAATGGCTACAAAGATTACTACAATGATTTTAAGGATCAGAAATTTATTGACCTGCCACATTTTGAACTAATACCATAGGGGGATATATGACATTGAAATGCCCGATTTGGATTATAATAATTACTGTCATCGTATCAATGGGCGGCGGGTTTGCAATCGGCAAGATGACGCAGCCTATTACTGTCAACAACATATCTACAGCGACTAGCATCAGCCAAGCTAACTCTTATGCAGTATCCGGGACTATTACAATCAGGGATAAAAACGCAACGGGTCTTGTGATGCTGTCTATCAAGGGATTGACTAATATCAATGCCTATACAGTGATTAATGGAGTAACTAACATAGTCACAAATATGATTATAATAAAATAAGCCTCCTCACTTCATTCTGTACTAATGCCCCCGACTTGTCATCGGGGGTTATTTATTCAGCAATCCACTCTAAATATGTTTCCTTTCTGTTTTGAGAATCACCTCTCCAACATCTAAGTGTTGCAAATTCAAAACTCTCGTTATTTTCATCCCATATATCAATCTCATTGCCTTGCTGGTCAATAATGTAGTCGATATAATCAAATTCATCGCAGTCATAAAATAGACCAAATATCCAGCCATTCTTTGATTTAAAATCTACTGTCATTCCCCAAAACTCCATAGATGTCTCAGGATAAATAAGAGAGTCGGCTTCATCTAATATTAAAAATAATAATTCTTTATTCATGCTACCTCCTATAATCTTCTGTCTTGCGATTTCTTAAAAATATCTCAATAAAGTCATTGATCGCTTTATCTGTCATTTCGGTGTAAATATCAGCATCGACAAAATCATGATTATATAGATACACATTCCACTCTGAGATCATGCTGTATAGGTCTGCTTTATTCATTATTACCCTCCTGAAATCTGTTTTTAAGTACTTGTATTCTAGTGTCTTTATCCATACCGCTTAGAATTAAATCACCGTTAAGCCTTTCGGCATTATTTAAATCAAGTAATTTTGAATTGACAACTGCATCCCTTGTATTTACACAATCATTTACTGCTTGAAAATCTTTTGCAGTCATACCTAAGATTATTTTATTTACCATATCAGCCTCATTAGCATAATCTATAGGACGAGCTTGCGGGTTCATTTTACATATAGCCGATGTTTGATGTTTATAACCCTCTTTTGCTAATACTCTTGTTGTTATTAAAGTGTTCATTGCTTCAAAGGCTTCTATGTAGGCTTGTTTAAACTGGATAGCTTTTTTTCCTGTAAAACTCATTATTATCATTGTGATTGATTTTCTATTAAGTAAATAAGCTTTTCTATCTTCACCTTTAGCATCTTTTATTTTAACGGGCTTAAAATTAAGCCGGTCAAAATTATCTACTACATGAGGGAGTATTTCTTTTTCAATTTTAGCAATAACATTTTTATGATCTTTTTCAAAAAGCTTAGATATATCTTTAGTGCTTACCCAAGCATCACCACCTTTTTCAAATATCCCAAGTTCAGCAATCCCATCTCTAATACTAACATCGTACTCCATACTATACTCTCCTGATAAAAAAAAGAGTACACTTTTACAACCCATCCCGAAGGATTCACCCGGATTATAATCATGTACTCTTTTTACAACATTGATAAGGGGTGAACTAATCATGTCAAATAATTATACCACGGCACAGGTAAAAAGTCAAGTGCAAAAAATAAATGCTAAAATATCACTTTCCAGCTCAATTTTAAAGCGTATTTCTCACCCCTCACACCCCTAAATAATCCCCTACAGCCCTCCACAGCGGGCAGTTTAGCCTTAATAGTGTAGATTGTATGAAAACGATAAAAACAGACGATATTTTGAAAAATAAATAAAAATAAATATTACAAAACACTTGACATGTTTTACACGGCGTGTTATAATATGTATGTAAGTGAGAGAAAAAAACGGAGGCAATTATGAATTACTATTTGAACAATGATGAAAGGTTAGGTGGAAAATGGTTAATATCTGAAACAAATAAATCTATGCAAATTAACCCCGATGAACCCATTACAGTAGCAGAAGCATTTGAATCTGGAGAATACAAAATTGAAAAATTTAGCTCTGTTATTGGATTAATGCGCTATATTCTGAGTGAAGAGCGTGACCCAAAAAAAACATGGAATATATTAAAACAAGAATTATAACCGAAACGGGGGAAACCCCGTCCGCCGGATACCCGCCCGGCGCTGATGAGGTAGGGAAATAACAGGAGGCAAGTATGAAAAGAGCATTGAAACAGGCAGAAAGTAAAGTAGTAGGATTACATGCAGGTATTACAGGAGATGTTTCTGACCTGTGGGGAAAAATATCTTCTGACCTGTGTGGAAATGTTTCTGACCTGTGTGGAAAAATATCTTCTGGAATGAGTGGAAATGTTACTGGACTGCGGGGAGATGTTACTGGACTGCGTGGAAAAATTTCTTCTGGACTGAGTGGAGATGTTTCTGGACTGAGTGGAGATGTAGATGAGTGTGAAATCACAGATGATGAGAGAGTGAACGGCATAGATATTTCTGAGTTGATTATACTACCCACTGATGAGGTAGGGAAATAGGAGGCAGAAAATGAATATTTACAAAAACAAAGATAAGGCTTTACAGATAATGAGAAATACAAACAGGATATTCAGGGCAGCAGAGAAAAATTCTAAAAAGAATAGCAAAAAATCATGTTATGAAATTACAGTTTTAGTTGACGGCCCTATAAATAATACATGGGTACTAATGACAATTAGCGAAGCCATAGACAACGGGTTTAGTTATAGAATTGAATATTAAGAAAAATCAGGAGGCAAGAAAATGGAAAGTATTTTATTTAACGGCAAGCTGACAGCGTGGGGCAAGTGCGAGATCGCTACAATGTGCAAAGAGATCAATCTCGACTTTGGCACAGTTTGCCAAGAGATCAATAAGCGCAATTTTCAGAATGAGCACATGTTATTGCACTACTGCAAGGGGTTGATTAGTGTGCAAGTATTGCTCAAAGAGTTAGCAAATAAACAGGAGGGACATAGATGACACACGAAGAAAGAAGAGCGGTAATTTTCGGAGTTAAAATAAGGGACACTAGATATCCAGACGTACCAGGAGAATCAGTATTAGAAATTACCCATAATGGTTATCAATGGGATATTGTCTCCATGACTAAAGAGGAAGCTATAAAAATTGTTGAAACTATAAGCACACATTTTGGATTATAGTTTAGTAACTCAAGAGAAATAAACAGGAGGGACATAGATGTTAATACCAGAAAAGACACGTAAAAAAGCAGTCAGGTATGAGAGAACTATCTGGCTAGGCAAGGAACTAAAGCGACGTATTGAGAAAGCGGAAATAGTCATCCGTAATGAAAAGATCAATACTAACACTAATTTAGTGATTAGAACACTAATCGAAAGCTGGCTAGATGAATTCGAGATAGAATTTAAAAAGCACTATAAGGAGGGTGGCAAATGACTGTACAGGAAATTCAAGAGGCGTTAAAAAAACCTTTCACAGAGGACGAAATAGAATGGCGTGTAAGTCAATCAGGCTTAAAATCTGATAAAAAAACGCCGTGGGCTAAAGTTGTCCCTTACATACAAAATCGTGCTATTATGAATCGGCTTGATGATATCATGGGAATTGCAGACTGGAAAAATGAATTCACACGATGGGGAGATAAAAGCCAGCTATGTACATTATGGCTAAAACTTGAGGGCACATGGATAGGCAAAACAGACGGCGCAGATAATACAAATATTGAATCGACAAAAGGCGGCTTATCTGACTCTATGAAACGTGCAGCCGTTCAATGGGGGATTGGCAGATATCTTTATGAGTATGGCGAATTCTTTGCAATTATCTCAGATAAAGGTCAGCATTATGTGAAAGCATCTAATAACACACCCGCATTTAACTGGGATGCTCCAAAACTTAACTCAAAAAAAGTAGACAACTATCAAACAGAAAAACCCGCCGGCTGGGATAAAAAAGCTTCCCGACCTATCACACAAAAAGAGGTTGAACTTAATCAAGTAGAAGCTGCTAGATTTGTGCAGGCACTTAGTGATAAGCTTAACCCTGAGACAAAATTAAAAATAGAGCAGGCAGTGAGCACAACAGCTCCAGCTCTGTATAAATCAAAGCTATTGACTACAATAAACAAAATCACAGGTAATGAATATTCAGACTTAGAAGTCTACTATGAGGAGGTGTTCAAATGACAAGCGTTCAGCAACATGGAATAGATCATAGATTATTATCACAGATGCCTGGCGTTAAATTGAGAAAACATGCTAAAGAATATGGAGAGTCATATTATTTAGTGTGTAGTATTGGAAATTATGAAATCGGAGAAGTGACATTTTTCTCTAATAATTTCAATAAGTACACGGCTGATTTTTATAAAGCCGTCGGAATAAAGAAGGGATAGAATGGGACGACTAAGCACACAGATTAATTCAGAGCTGGAAATGATACAGCTATATGAGAGCATGGATGATATGGACCTGGAAGAGAGAGAGCAATTTCAAGAGGCTTTAGCTGCTAACATTATCGAGAGCAAAAACACCTTGATAAATAACATTGAGTTTATTGACTCTTTGGAGGCAAGAATTGAAAAGATCAAAGAGTATGAAAGTGAACTAAAAACACGTAAGCATCAAATACAGAGAATCATTGACCATATCAAGTATGTGTTCAAAAATTACATGGAGGCTAAAGACCTAAAAAAGCTTGAGCTTAATGAGTTGCATCACATAACACGGGTCAACACTGAGAGCACTGAGATTATTAATGAGTTTGAAATTCCCGATTCTTTTTGTGATATTGTAGTCACAAGAAAGCCGAAAAAGGCAGAAATTAAAAAGGCAATTAAAGAGGGTCAAATAGTGCCTGGAGCTGAAATCCAGACAAATAGTTATATCAGGATTAAATAATCGCTTCTCACAAAGCAAAGGGGATGCCCTGGATACTCCGGGGCACGTATTTATAATTTTAAGAGGTAAACATGACAGGTCAAATAATTGAGATAACCGATAAGAGTATGACAATATCTGGCACTGATAAGAAGCTAAAAATTAATCAGATTGTGAAAGTGATTGCAGAAGATGAGCACATGGCCCGCATGCACAATTTTTACCACGTCATTATCGGGCATATCTCAAAAATCACAGGACTAAAAGACGACCACGTCCATGCCCTGGCACGGTTGCAAATTGGCTTTTATGACTTTATCGAAAACCCAGAGACAGGCGACGACATGATAATACTAAGAAGTACGGCCGTTTCTAAAATGGATTATTACAAGTGGATTGACTTACTTGACAATCTTTGGTATAGTCTAGTTACAAATGGCTTAACGGTAGATCATGATACAGTTATTCCCCCTGGATACCTTGAGCTTGATTATATATTGAGACAACGGGACAAATATATAGAGCACAGAAAATTATTAATGGAGGCTAAAAAATGATTATTTTATCTTGTTTTGACGGTATGAGCTGCGGGCAAATTGCTTTTGAGCGTGTAGGGATTAAAGTTGATAAATACTACGCAAGTGAGATAGACAAATACGCTATGAAAGTTACACAAGAAAATTATCCCGATACTATTCAGCTTGGCAGTATTGAGAACTGGAAAGACTGGAATATTGAAACGCCTGATATTATTATAGGTGGCAGTCCATGTCAGGGGTTTAGCTTTGCTGGAAAAGGCTTAAATTTTAATGACCCACGAAGCCGGTTATTTTTCACCTTTGTTGATATTATTAAGCATTATAAGCCTAAATATTTCTTACTCGAAAACGTCCGCATGAAAGCAGAACATGAATCAATCATAACGCAATATATGGGAATAAGCCCCGTAATGATTAATTCCTCTTTGGTCTCTGCACAAAATAGGGAGCGGCTTTACTGGACAAACATCGGAGCGCATGAAAAAGATTTATTTGGCAATCTACAACCTGGTATTAAACAACCAGAGGACAAGGAAATTTTGCTAAAAGATATTATCGAAAGTGGACAAGCATTTATAAATCAAAATGGAGAGCATAAAAACATAGATAATAAATCAACCTGCATTGATGCTAATTATTGGAAAGGAATTGATAATCAAGGAATTGATAATCATAGACAAAGGACATGCATCCGTATAGGTAGTATAAAAGATGGTGGATATAAGATGAGCAATGCTATCTATAGTGTAGAAGGAAAAAGTCCGACATTAATAGCTATCAAAGGCGGGAATAAAGAGCCAAAAATAGGAGCATTTAGAGGTAGATATATTGATAACCCCACGTCCCTTAAAATTGGATTAGAAACTGAACAACGCCTTGAACTCAGAGAAGATTATAAGTCAAATACTTTGACTACGGTGCAGAAAGATAATGTGATAGTATTCCCAGAAGCTACAAAAAAAGGTTACATTGAAGCGAAACCTGTAGACGGTGTTGACCGCACTTATCCAAATAGTAAAACAAATGAATATGGAATTATACAGCCAGATTTAACCTGGAGAAAATTAACACCTTTGGAGTGCGAGAGATTGCAGACAGTGCCAGAAGGATATACAGCTCATGTAAGTAATTCACAACGCTACAAACTTTTAGGCAACGGCTGGACTTGTGACGTGATAGTCCACATATTAAAACACATGGAGGCTAAGAAATGAATAATTACGTTTACAAAATGCGTACCTTACTCTGGATGCAACGCCGAACCTGCTCAGAAGGTTATGAGACTTACTGCGCAATCTCAGGAGCTAAGATATTACCTGTAATGCGGGGCGATGTATTCTACGATGTACTCACTAACTCAAAACTAGACTTCTGCCACGTGCTCAGTAATACTCACTCTAATCGCAAACACTACCCGCACTTTATAGACTCAATACTTAACGGTGTGGTAGGCTTACACAATGCGCACCTGTCAAGCTCATGCTCTAACTACCCGCCTGAAAATTTGTACACTGACAGAGAGATATATAAAATTGAATTTTATCTTAGTGCTGATATTGCAGAAAATCAAATGGTGCGTGCTGTACTCAATGGAGAGATGCACACTAATGATTTGATGATTAAGCATTATATTGACAAAGTGCATAAATATATAGGGAGGGAGTGAAATGAGAATAGCAGTAAATGATTGTTGGGGTGGGTTTAGTGTATCACATGCAATATACGATATACTAGGAATAAAATGGGATGGTTACGGGTTTTTGAGTAATAAAGATTTAGGTATTGAATCAAATAATTGTGATGCCTATAGAGCAGATGCTAGATTAATTGCAGCTATAGAGAAAATAGGTTGTGATGCTGCAAGTGGAGAGTATGCAGAAATAACAATTATTGAAGTCCCTGATGATATAGAATGGTACATAGATAATTATGATGGCAAGGAAAGTGTACACGAAGAACATCGGTCATGGTATTAATATAAATAAACAGGAGGCAATGAAATGAGAGGAGCAATGACAGGATTATTAATCTACATCGGGGCTGTAATTATCACGATTATCGTAGGTTACATTGTGAGAAATGATGACATGAGCATAAGCCGTGAGACTCTGAAAAAATACAGGGGGAAAAGATGAACGATAATTACCCAGCCGGCGTAAGCGATAATCACCCCTATTTCAATCCAGATAATATTAGAGAAAAAAAAGCTGATTTTATCATCGAAGAGTTAAGAATGAAACACGGCGATAATCTCGTCAAGGCCTGTACAGACTATACACAAATAGCCTTTGATGACTTGCGATATCCGCCGAAAACATGGGAAGACCTGTACAAAATAATACTTGATGATCAGGAGTACACATGACAAAATCAGAGACAAGTGAAAATTTTAAAACTTTAGAGAGACTTACTGGAATCAGAGTTTATACTTTTAACTCAAATCGTCGTATGCCCCCAGGCTCTATTGGATGGATGGACCGTGTAATAATCACCCGTTCACACATTATCTGCATAGAGGACAAAATAGGACGGGACGTACTGAGCGATAAGCAAAAAGAGGTAGGGAAGTCACTAAAAGCACTTTCCCGTTTCCCTGGCAGCCGTGTTGTATATTATCTCAATTACAGAGTAGACGCTGTATTGTGTAGTTAAAAGTCACTTTTTGAGAGCGCACGTCTACCCCTATTCATAGGGAAGTGCTCTTTGAGAAGTGGCTTTTTTTATTCATAAAATGAGGTAAAAATGAATTATCAAGAATTTCTAAAATCTAAAATTGAGCTTGCAAAAGATACGGGGATACAAGTCAACCCTGATGATCTTTGCAAATATTTAAAGCCTCATCAAAGGGACTCTGTTATATGGGCACTGAAAGGCGGGAAGCGTGCTATATTCTCAAGTTTTGGACTTGGCAAAACATTAACACAAATCGAGATATTAAGACAGTTATTATTGCATGAAGGCGGCAAAGCCTTGATAGTATGCCCGCTAGGTGTTAAACAGGAATTTACAAGGGATGCTAAAAAATTTGTAAACATGGAAATAAAATATATAAAGCATCTTAGTGAGGCCACAGAAGATAATGCAATATATATTACTAATTATGAGCGTGTAAGAGATGGTGATATTGACCCGAAAGAATTTACAGCTACTACACTGGATGAAGCGGCAGTATTGAGATCATTTGGAAGTAAAACATTTCAAACCTTTTTGGATAAATTTAAGGGTGTAAAATATAAATATGTGGCCACTGCCACACCTTCACCTAACAAATATAAAGAGCTTATCCATTATGCTGGTTATTTAGAGATCATGGATACCGGACAGGCTCTGACTAGATTTTTCCAGAGGGATAGCACTCAAGCAAATAAGTTGACACTATACCCACATAAAGAGGCTGAATTTTGGCTATGGATGTCATCATGGGCTTTATATATAACTAAGCCAAGCGACTTAGGTTACAGTGATGAAGGCTATGACTTACCACCTTTACAAGTGCATTATCATGAGCTGCCTGTGAATCACTTAGACAATAACTTTGATAAATACGGAGAAAAAGCATTATTCAGAGATGCTGCTATATCATTAGCCGATGCATCCAGAGAGAAAAGGGATAGTATTAATGATCGTGTAAATAAAGCTATGGAAATAATCGGAGATAGCCCTGATGATAGCTTTATTATTTGGCATGATTTAGAAGCTGAAAGACACGCTATTAAAAAAGTACTCCCGGAAAGTAAAGATGTTTATGGAAGTCAAGACATAGAGCTAAGGGAAAAAAGGATTATTGATTTTTCAGAGGGTGAATATAAATATTTGTCCACTAAACCTGTTATAGCTGGATCTGGATGTAACTTTCAGCATTATTGTAATAAAGCTATATTTCTAGGAATAGGCTATAAATTTGCCGACTTCATACAGGCTGTACATAGAATCTATCGCTTTATGCAAGGTGAGCAAGTAGAAATCCACATTATCTACATGGAATCAGAAGACGAAATACTAAGGACACTACAAAAGAAATGGAGTCAACACAATTATTTAGTTGAAAAAATGACTAAGATAATTCAAGAAGAGGGATTAAGCAATACAAATATGGAGGCAAAACTAATGCGGTCAATAGGATGTAAAAGAGAGGAGTTGAAAGGTAAATTATATACGGCTGTATATAATGACTGTATACAGGAAGCTGAGACAATGGAAAGTAATAGCATTGATTTAATACATACTTCAATCCCATTTAGCAATCATTATGAATATAGCCCTAGCTATAATGACCTTGGACATAATACAGACAATGAGAAGTTTTTCGAACAGATGGACTTTTTAACGCCTGAGCTTTACAGGATTTTAAAGCCTGGCCGTGTAGCAGCGATACATGTAAAAGACCGTGTATTATTTGGAAACGCAACTGGAACAGGGATGCCTACTATTGACCCATTTAGTGATATGACCACGGCTCACTACATGAAACACGGCTTCCAGTATTTTGGTCGTATAACTATTATTACTGATGTGGTAAGAGAGAATAATCAAACATATCGGCTTGGCTGGACTGAGAACTCAAAAGACGGTACTAAAATGGGCGTAGGATGTCCAGAATATATTTTGCTATTCAGAAAGTTACCCACTGACACTAGCAAGGCTTATGCAGATACGAAAGTGGCAAAATCAAAAGAAGATTATACAAGAGCAAACTGGCAGATAGATGCGCATGCTTTTTGGAGATCATCAGGAGATAGACCTATTACCACAGAGGAACTTATGAATAGCACTATTGAGAGATTACAAGCTGTTTACACAAAATACAGCCGTGCTACAATCTACAATCACAAAGACCATGTTATGATAGCTGATAATTTAGATAAGCAAAATAAATTGCCCTCTACTTTCATGGTAGTAGCTCCAGGGTCTTGGCATCCTGAGGTATGGGATGATATTAACCGCATGAACACAATGAACGGTAAACAAGCTAAGAAAAATCTTGCTTACCATATTTGCCCTTTGCAGTTTGATATTGTTGAAAGGGTAATAAACAGATATAGTAATAAAGGTGATTTAGTATTAGATCCATTTGCAGGTTTGTTCACAGTACCTTACCAGGCTGTAAAAATGGGTCGTAAAGGATATGGAATTGAACTGAATAGAGATTATTGGATTGACGGCTGCGGTTACATGAGACTAATCGAGGAGCAGATTGAAACACCGACACTGTTTGATATAGTCGAACCTGAAATGTTAAAGTAAAAGAGTATAGGCGGATACGTCATACTTGGAGGGGAATAATTTTTAATACTTTTTATATCCCCTCCACTATTTTAAATACTTGGAGGGATAAAATGCAAGTAGATATGTTTACCGAAATCAGACTTAACGATGGTCGAAAAGTGCTAGCAGATGATTATATTGAAGAAAAAACAAAAAACCTGATAGAAAAATATGGATATCCAACACTGACAAAGGAAGAGGTCAAAGATCGAATACAGAAAATATTAAATGGGGAATCCTTAAATGTTATTGGAATGCTGATGAAAGACGATATTGAAATAAAGGATTAACCTATTGACAATACAGTGAAATTAATGTATAATAATTAAACATGTGCAGAGTCGAAACTGCCCGATGTAGTAAAAGCCATTTCTTGAAAGGTTGTTTTTCGACCCTGATTAATCAGGAACCTTTTTGAGAGATGGCTTTTTATATTGCAGAAATGCGAGGGAAATTCATGACAGTAAAAGAAATGAGTCAATTGTTTAATGTATCAGAAGAAACAGTAAAGAGATCAATTAGGGATACGTACCCTGATAAAATGCAAAATGGGAAAAGAACTGTATTGACAAAAGATGAAGCTATTTTAATAGGTGAAAATATTAGAAAAAAGGGATACATACAACCTACACAAAACGTGCAGCTACCTACACAAAATGAGCAGGTAGACAGAATAGACCGTATAGAAAATATGCTTAATAAACTTATCTCAGTAATAGCTACACAAGTGGAAACAACTAATAAACTCTTAGAATCAACAAATCAAAAACAACTGGAAATAATTCAAGATTATTACACTATCAAAGGTTATGCATCAAAGCTCAAAGTACAGTTAGTTTATTCAGAGGCTTTAAAGCTTGGCAGGGAAGCGGCTAAAATGTCCAGAGAGAAAGGAATTGAAATACAGAAAATTCCCGATGCTAATTATGATTTTGTGAATAGCTACCATGTTTCAGTGCTTGAAGAAATATTTAGAATATAGGACGGTAAACAATGACAACAGAAATATTCACAAAAGATGTATTAAAAGAGATTGAAAATGAAAATCCTAACATATTTATAAATTTTGATTTACAGTTTAGTAAATATAATATTATTGGACATGAATAAATATTCAGTGTTGACAAATTAAAAAAGATTATTGAAATAATGGAAGGTGAATAATGGCGCAAAGAAGAATGTTCTCAATGCACATTATAGACAGTGATGCATTTCTTGATATGCCACAATCTACTCAAAATTTATATTTTCACATGTCAATGCGGGCTGATGATGATGGATTTGTATCAAACCCTAAAAAGATAATGAAAATATTAGGATCCTCAGACGATGATTTAAAACTTCTTATCGGTAAGCGGTTTATTATTGGATTTGAAAGCGGTATAGTGGTTATTAAACATTGGAAAATACACAACTATATTGCAAAAGATAGGTACAATAAAACTAGATATGAAGAAGAATTAAATCAATTACAAATTAAAGATAATGGCTCGTATACAGAATGTATACAAAGTGTTGACACAGGTAAGGTAAGGTTAGTCAAGGTAAGTCAAGTTAAGGAAAGTAAAGAATGTATATCTGATAAATCAGATAAAGACATACACCTTGAAACTTCTTTTAATAAATTATGGGATATTGAACAAAACAAGGAATCAAAAGCCAGAGCATTAAAGAACTACAAGAAAGCATTAAAACTTATACCTCATGACACTATCCTAAACCGATGGCAATTGTATTATGATAACGCCCTCATAAAATACAGCGATAAGAAATATATAACCCGCCTTGCTAACTGGTTAGGAGAGAAAGCTGGATACTTAGACGACCCTGAGACTATCAAACAATACACACTATCAGAGATCATGAAAGAGAGAGAAAATTATAGGATAATCAAGGGCCACATTGCACCGGATAACTGGGCACCTCCTGCCGGCTGGGATGACTATGTCAATGATAATCAATCTGTAATAGATCAGTACTGGAAAGTATACAATGATAATCAAGAGAGAATGAGAAGGGAGGGAATATGACACACATCGAAAAGCTAAAAGCGAAAATTACAGAGATGATACATGATTACTACACTAACCCATCCGGGTCAATGATTGAGAGAAAAGAGATGCTTATCAATGATGTTCAGTACCCAGATGATAAAAAATACTTTGCTCTGAAATCATGGCATGATAACCCTGATAACAAAACTTTCCCCACAACTGCACAGATCAAGCAACTCTGCAGGGCTGTCACTCATAACTCAGAGATGGATTATTATAACTTGAATAAACATGCCTGGCTGCACTCATTAGTGATTGACGAAGAGAGAGAGCACGGGCTAGCACTGCACTACAAAAAGCAAGGAGTTAGCTATACACCGATGCACTTAGCTTGGATAGGTTTTTTCCAGCACTTAAAGCCACATGAGAGAGTTGACTTTAATCAAGAGAGGGAGAGGCTAGGCAATAGACCGTTCAGAGAGTACCAAAAAATAGAGCTGAAACTTTATTATGTAGACGTTGACGTGAAGGGCATTAATAATCTGCCTAAACCGATAAAGACAATTTAGGAGGCAATAGAATGTTATTAGAAGTGGGAACGGTATTGTATTATACTCTAGGGTATAGTAGTCAATCAAATTGCAAAATAATTATTGATCGTGTAACTGAAAAGAGAGCGTTTGCAGGCAAAACACAATTTAAAAGAGATATTGGAAATAATACTCATGTGACAGCCATAGGGGATGATCACTGGAAACAAACCTGGTATTATTTAGAGACAGAAAAAACTAAACAACAATATGCCAGATCATTACAAGAAAGAAATTATTATGCTTTAATTAAAAAAATAAATATTAAAGATATGCCGGATGTAAAACTATCGGATGCAAAACTAAATGATATGGTCAGATATTTAAGGGAGGCAATAGAATGACAGAAGTAGACATGAATGAGATTGTAGAAAAGTATACCCAGTTTTCAAAAGAGCAGATTAAGGAGATACTTTCTAAGTATATGGAGAAAAAACCTGAGCCTGAGTATTTTGAAGGTCAATTGGTTTTATCAACAATTACTGGTCTATGCCATACATTAGAAAATGGGTTTAATCAGCAACATATATGCCCCCTATCAATCCTTGATGTATGGGACAGTGTGTATGATAGAAAGTGGAAACGGGTTGCAGTAGATGAAGATGGAAGAGTGCATGCTTTCACAAATAAGGCGTGTATAAAGGATATTATGAATGAGTGGTATTGCATGGGTCAATCTATGACAATTGGTCAACTTCCATCCTA